TGCAGTTCTATATGATACATACTTACGCCTGTCAAAACAATCACCTAAATGTATACAGGTTTTAATATTGTTTTGTTGTAGATATGGAAAGAATACACCCTCATAAAATTGATAGAAGTATTCATTAAAATTCAAGTTATCATTTCTTGCACCGAAATGAGTATCAGTAATAAGTGCTATTTTCATTATGTAGTTTTATCAGTTTCCATGAAGTTTTCTAAACCCTCTGATTCTTCTTCTTTCTTTTCTTTCTTTTTGACAACATAAACATCTTCGTCTGGCAACATAATGTCTGGGTCAAAACCTTGTACATCATAGATTGTTTCATCACCCTCATTTACTGTAAAGGTTTCATATTGTCTATTCTCAATAATTTTATTTTTGATATGTGTTTGTTTCTTTTCTTTTTGTATTCTTCTTAGAAATGCATAGTATATTATTTGGGTAAAATATGCAAAAGGATTCTTTGACTTTTCTGGGTCAAAGTTATGTATGTATTGTAAACAATTTTCTATGCCATCAGATACCATTTCTGAACGATAGGTATAGTTAATGAAGTTAGGTCTATAAGATAATCCATTTGCAATCTTTAGAAAACACTCACCTATGTAATTAGTTACTTGTGGTCTTTCCTCACCTGCTTCTTCTGCATCAACACACTTTTGTTTCCATTCTTTCATGGCTTCTAGAAACTGTTTGTTATCTATGTAATGAGCATTCTTTTTCTTTTCTTTTGCCATCTTTGTTCCTTAAAAATAATATGATGTAATAGTACCATTCTCAAACATATTATGTCAAGTTATATCTGTGTTTTTTTGTAAAAACTTTTTTTGATTTATTATTAAAAAACACTTGACAATCCTTGTATAAAGCTATTATAATCGTTGTGTTCCGCCGAGAACACTATATACTCTAAAGAGATGGATTAATGTTTTGTACTACTACAGGGTAAACTATCCATTTCTTCTTCTGTTAAATCTTCTAATGGTTCATCACTTTTATTATCATTTGTTAAAGCAGAAATATATTGTTTAAATAATCTTTTGACTTCTTCTGTTGCAATCTCTCTATCTTCTTCATCAACATTTTCTGGGAAACTTGGTTGAATAGATGGTTCAAAATCTTTTCCTACCATCTCAGCTTCTGCTTCATTGTAACTACTTAACATAAAGTTATAATAATTATTTAAAGCATAAGATGCTGGAGCAACTGTAATAATAGTTGACTTCTCAATATCTAACTCATCTGATTCGGTAAATGGTTGTAACCAACGAGATAAAGTTAATGCTTCAACAATACCTTTCTTAGTTACTTTATTTTTTAATTCCATTTTGAGTGGGTGTATCACATGTAAAGTAGGTGAACCCTCATCTAATCTTGTGGGTATACAAGTACAAACGATACTTTCGCCGTTAGCTAACTTTAATATCCTAGTCGTATTGTCTTCCATAATTATACTCCTTTAAATATTTTAATTACTTCTTCTATTTCTAGTGATGATTGTATACAAACTAGAATTCTTTCATTTTTATCTTTCGTTACACTATGTAATATACTTGTGTTTATTATATACACATCTCCAACTTGTGGCACAAAAGAACATATGTCTTCTACATCAGAAAAATCATGAATATTTGATGTGCTGTCTTTATGATATTCTGACCCTTGTCTACCAATTACTTCTTTAATATCTTTAACATTATCTACTTTTTTTGTATGAAATGTTGTTACACCATCATTTACTTTAATATAGATGTTTACTTGACTATTTATATTGTCATCAATGTGTGGATATATATCATGAGTTACAGTCATACAAGATGTAGTAAAATCTTGTTTTTTTTCTTCTGGTATTACACTCATCAAATTTTTTAATATATCTTTAGAAGTTTTATTTTGAATAAAAAATTCACCATAATCAACGCCAATAAACTTTCCATTTTCTTCTATACCATATCTCTCATAAGATTTACCCCTAATAATATTTAAATTAGGAATCTTTATATCTAACTTTTTATAGTATGGTATCATAGTCTAACCTTATCAATTTCGTAATCAAATTCTTCTTCGTTGTATATATTTATTCTTTCTAGAAAGTGATTGAGAGTAAAATTCTTTTTATCCTTATAGGTAAAATCATCAGCAATATCTAAAAGGGTTGTATGTACCTCACCCATATTCGGTCTACGCAATCCACGACCAATAGATTGTAACACTCGAATTCTGCTTTTACTTGGACTTGCGAACACGACATTGTGCAAGTTCCTAATATTAATGCCAGTACTAAATGTACCATATGACGCCACGATAATCGCATTTGTTTCTTTCTCTGTGATTTCTCTTATCTGTTCTCTTGTTTCTGTATCAACTCCACCATGTATAAAAAATACTTTTCTATCTAAATCTTTCATTGCATTATACAGTACTGAGCCGTGTTTTTCGACTAGTTGATACAAGCAGAGGGTGTTACCCTTTAAATTATCGCAAAGACCCTTTATAAAGTCATTACGAGTCTTGTGAGCGACAATATACTGTAGTTCCTCACTATACTTCAAGTCCTTTACTGCTTTACAATCACTTTCACTATGTTTTAAAACAATACACTTAATTTTCAATTCAGCAAGTGTATCTTTGTCCATTAATTCTTTTGTGGTTGTTACCTTTTCAACCTTTCCAAATAATCCTTCTAAAACCAATCTGTGTGTCTGTGTACCATCTAAAGTTCCTGTCATACCAAAACGATATTTACAATCTATTAGTTTTGTCATAATCGTTGTCAATGATTTAGATTTAAACAAATGAGCTTCATCTCCAACCACACAACCAAATTTTTCAAAGTATTTCTTATCTAATTTAAATAAAGATTGCCAAGTAGAAATGATTACAGGTTTATCTGTTTCTTTTTCATGACCCTGATATATTCTATGTAAGTATTTATCACTCCAACCATAGTCAATAAAATCAGAATACATTTGTTCTACTAGTGATGTAGTTGGTACAAGAATTAATATTTTTTTATCTTTCAATAGATAGTGGTAAAACCTTATCAATGCATAAATGATTAATGACTTTCCACTAGCAGTTGGTGATACTAACATACCTCTATGATTACTTAATGCATATTGTATTGCATTGAGTTGATAATCTCTTACCTCTAACTCTTTTCCTTTTGATTTTGGTTTGAGAGATTTTACAAAGTCTGTTACTTTTTTTATATCTAGACTATCACTATCATCAACATCTTTTGCAACAACACATTCAATATTATTTCTCTCACAAAACTCTTTGATGTATGATAACAGGCCCACATATATTTGTCCAGTTTTTTGTGAGAATAATCTTATCTTACCATCCCATATTTTATTTCTATATGCCGGCATGAACTTATGCCCCGGCACTTCAAAAGTAAAATAATCTACTAATGCACGACACATGCCGTCATTGTCACACTCAATGTGTAAGTAAACTTCGTTAAGTTTAAATATGTGAATTTTGTAATGTGTGTGGTTGTCCATAGTCACCTCTTAATATTATATTCCATGAAATACTAATTCTATCTTTTTCTGTTGTTGGCACCCAATGTTGTAACCAACTTGGGAATATTAATCCCATCCCCTTTTGGGAATTAAACTGTACCATACTTGAATTATCAAATGTAGTATATTCTAAGTTTGGGTGTAATACACTTGCTTGTGGTCGTGGGTCAAAAAATTGTATTGGAGCTCCATCTTCCAAATAATATACTCCAGAAAATACATTATTAGAATGTGTATGTGGTGGATGTGAATCACCTTTCTTTAACATGTTTGCCCACATACCTGTTATTTCTAATGTATCATATCGGTATTTAGATTCTCTACAAATTTTTTCTGTTATTTCAAAAACTTTTCTTTTAAATGAAGGTAATTTTTTGTGTAAGTCATCCTCAGTTTGTATAATCATTCTTGTTTTTGATAAGCGTAATTCTTTTAAAACAACACCATGCTCATCGCTACCCATATTGTATTCAAACTGTGATACAATTGTAGGAAATAATTTATGTTGTGTTACATCAACCATGATACAATACTCCAGCGTGTTCCTTGTGTAATTTTTTTAACTTCGTGTGGAAACATAAAGTTTGATGGAAAAATTAATGCTTCACCTGTTTTAATCGTTGGTTGTTCTTCTGAAACTAAAAACTCACCACCTTTAAAATTATCATTTAAAAATAACAAAACAGATGCTTGTGGGTAACCATATGTTTGTCCATGACTATGATGTATGTTATCACAATGTCTTGACATAAATCCACCAATATCATATTTGTTTAATCTAAAATCTGTTGTCTTCTGCACAACAAAATCTCTGTCGTGAAAGCTTTTCATCTTTACTGTATATTTTTTTGCAACTTCTGATACAGCATCTTTTAAGTTATTGTAAAATATATTATCTTTACGAATCCATATTTCATCCATCTCTACTCTTTTTTCATTTGGGGATAGACCTTTATGTGTTGAGTAAGTTGATTTGACATAATTAAATTTATGGTCAATTATCTGATTACATAATTCAACACTCAGTATATTTTTATAATGTCCTACCCAATCAATCCACTTCATCAGTAACAACTCTCATATCATTTGGTTTTAAAGATTTATTTTTATTGTACCACTCAGATTTTTCTTTATCCTTGTATTTTGTTTTAAATACTATACAAGTTCTTAACTGATAACATTCTCTACTTACAGGTTGAGCTTGATGCAGTAAACTTGCAGTAAAAATTATACATCTGTTTCCTACATAGTTAAGATATGTTGGGTGTTGGTTTGTTTCTTGAACTAATGTTCCACCACCCCAATCGTTTTGCCAATCTAATCTAGGATAATATATCATAGTTAAATCACCATCATCTTGGTGTATATGTGGTTCTATTCCATGTGTGTGTGCGTTAAAATAAACTCTTTCCATGTTTACTTCATAGTTTTTTTGAATACTATTCCATATTGGTTCTACAAATTCAAAACCATTTTTATTACATTCATCTATGTTGTGTCCAGCAAGAACATGCCAATGTTTATTTTTACCATCAGCAACAGAATCATAATCATACTTCCATGATATTTCTTTCATTTGCATATCAATCAATTGTGCAATATGTTCTTCTACTAAACTATCTTTTACTTCTATCACTACATCAATCCTGCTTCAAAGTTTTTCCATTGTATTGCATTTTTAATATCCCACCCTCTACCAGCAATAGATTTCATAACACCATCTAGATATTTAATTACAGTTTCTAAATATACAATTTTATTTTCTATGGTAATTATTTCTTCGTCTGATTCGATATAAATTGATAGGTCTGATTTAAGAACTTTTAAATCGAAAGGTTTTGTTTCATATATTTTCGCATCAGATTTACCACCATAATATTCCCACTTATCACGATAAAGTATTTTGTAATCACCTTTTGCTTT